ACATGCGCGACGCCGCCCTCCTGGCTTGGGTCTACGCCGGGCTACCCATACGGCTGAGCACTTGACCGCGCCGTGGGGCGTACTCCTTGACTTTACTCCTTGACTTTTTAACGCGAGGGAGCTGCATGAAAGTCAAGGAGTACACGCCCAACGCATAAACAAACCAACAGGGCCTTCAGGCCCCAACACCTCAATCACTCCTAATGACCATCACCTCCTACGAAATAGCCCAACAGACCGGCCTCACCCATACCGAGGTCGGGCATATCATTACCCGCTTCGAAACGCGACGAATAGCTGCCGGCGGGCAGCCCCTCGAGCAACGCCAAACGAAAGGCCGGCGCAACGGCCGTCCGATGACGGTCAGCGTGCTCACCGATGCCGATATGCGCTTCCTCTCCGCCTGCACCCACAGCCGGCTCTGGGTGCGCCTCTACGCCGACCATCCGGAATGGCGCCCCGAGACGCTCTCGCCGGCCGACATGAAGGAACGCCGGGCCAAAGCACGCGCCAAGACCGCCTCACGGGAGAAAGCCTACAGACGCGTCCTGGCACAGTCACGCGCCGAGACACGCGCCGCCCGCATAGCCCGCGAGAAGGCCGAGAGGGAGGCTGAGCGCGCCCGTCGCCGAGCCGAAAAAGAGGCGGAAAGGCACTCCCGTGAACAGGAGCGACGCGAGGCCGAGCGACGGCGCATCGCCATGCAGAACCTCGAGCTGTCGAACGAGCGTCGCCGCCGTGAGAAACGCGAATACGAGTGTGCCCGTGAGGCTGCCCGCGAGGAGTCGGAACTCGAAGCCGAGGGGCTCTATACGTTCAGCATGGCCGCTCAGCGGATCGGCCTCCCCGCTGGGGTGTCGCTCTCTGCGCTGCTCCGCGAGCGACGCGTCATCTGGCGCAGTGGCGGCGACACCCACCTTCTTCCCCCTTACGCTGGGCGCGGCTACGACGCTCGGGCCACGATCTGGATCGGTCGCCGGTGGGTGCCTACCCCTGTCTCCGTCATGGTCTGGACGGAGGCCGGGCTGCGCTTCCTCAAGTCGTTGCTTTGTGAGGAGCTTTAGCCCCTTACGCCCGTCCCTGCGCCCGGAGGGGATCGGAGGCAGACTGCCGCATCAGGCGGTCGTGGATGGCCTTCAGGTAGCGCGTGTTTTCGGCCGTCTCTGCCGTGTGGCGATCGATGCCGGCCAGATGGAAGAGGATGCGCGTGATCTGTGCGGCCGTCTCTTTTTGCACCATACGCATGGCGTTGAGCTGACCCGCCACGACCGACGCCGTCTGCTCCGTGACGCCCTTCACGGCGCCCGTGAGGGTCTTGTTGTCGTCTGGGGCGACCTTGAAGAGCTTCTCGAATGTCTTTAGCTTCTCAGAGTAATTCTTTGCCACGCCCTCGAGCTGCGATTTGGTCGCCTCGATCATCTCATCCGTCGGAGTGCCACCCTTGTCCATGAAGGAGGCCAGCCCATCCAGCACGCCGCTGACCTGCTTCTCGAGGTAGCGCTTCTTGAGCATGTTCTTGACCATGTTTTGCATCATGCTGTCGACCGTCTTCTCGAACGCTTTGGCTGAGTCTTCACCCTTCCCGAAGGCCTCCACAAGGGCGTCGCCCAGCTCATCGGCAAAGCTCTTGGCGTCGGTCTGGAGCAGGTCTTGCTTCATGTTGTCCATGATGTCCTGAATCTCTCGCTCGGCCTGCTTATGCTGCTCTTTATACTCCTCGATCTTCTTGTCGTCGCGCTTCTTGCGGCTCTTCGACTCCTCCAGCTCCCACATCTTTTTGAGGTGCTGTTGCTGCTGCTTCAGGTTCTCGATGGCCTCCTTCTGCTTGGTGTAAGTATCCGTGCCGAGCGCCTTCGAGATGGCGTGTTGCAGGCCGTTGTAGGCGTTCTTTAGCTTGTCCACGGCCTCGTTGTGTCGCTTGATCTCCTGCTCGATCTTCTTATTCTTGCTACTGATGATCGAGCCGATGACGTTTACCACGGCTTGCACCACGGCCAGCGCGGCCTGAATGATAGTCAGGATAATGCTCGCCTTTTCAGCCGTGGCGATAGCGGCGGCAACAGACACAGCCATCACGGCCACCGTCTGCAGTGAGCTGATAGCCGTCTCGCCGACCTCTCCGAGGGCGTCCTTGAGGAAGGCGGCAGAGTCGACGGCGTCCTTTACAAACTGGAAACTCTTTTCGGTTGCTTTGCCCAGCTTCTTCCAGTTGCGTTTGATCTTTTCGGCCGATTCCGCCGAATCGTCGCCCGCGGAATTGAAGATCTCCCGGAGCGCCTCGCCCATCTGCTTGAAGGGGTTGTCCTTTGTCAGCACGTCGCGCGCCTCGTTGAGCTTTTCGCGGATCTTCGCCAGGTCGACGGGATCGAAGATGCCGGACAGCTCTTTGAATCGGCTCTCGATCTGCTGGATCAGCACCTCGATTTGCGACGTGGCCATCTCGTCGAGGTTGCCGAACAGCTGCGCCCACATGTCCGAGCCGGTCAGCTCCTTGCTCGCCAGATCGGAGAGGGCTTTGGCGGCCAGCTTATCGAGTGAGGCGGCCAGCTCTTCGTTGCCATGCTCCAGCGCACGTCTGCGGCGCTCGTCATACTCATCGATGATGGCCTGTTTGCGTTGCTCGAAAGAGCCGTAATCCTTTAGCATACGGGAATACTCATCGTCTCCGCCCGTCTTCTTGTCCCGTTCGTATTTCTCCGTGCGGATCTGTTTGGCGCGGTCGATCTGTTCACGCTCGGCCTCGGTGGTGGCGGCCAGACGGCGGCGGTCGAGCAGGGCGATGTCGTCGTTATACTTCAAGTCGAGGGCGATCTTCCGATCATAGTAGGAGATGTAGGATTGCAGCAGTGCCTCTTCCTGCCGGCGTGCCTCTTTCGTGGCGTCGTACTGTTTATCGTCTAGGAACTTCAGCTTTTCCTTGCCGAGGTCTGACTTATCGTCTTTCAGCTCCTGACGGCGGTTTTCGATCGTCTTCAAGACGTCGAGGATGGTGCGCGCACGGTCCAGCTCACGCGTGATGTCCGTCTTGAACGCCTCCAATGCCTCCCGCTCAGCATTCTCTTTGTCTTTGTTTCCCTTTCCGCGGCCCTTTTTTGGAGGGGAGATCAGCCCTTGCAGGCGGGTGAGCTCCTTTTGCGCGGCCGTCCATTCCTTCGATCCGGGCACCATGTCTTTCATCTTATCCTGAATGACGGAGATAGACTTCTCGATGGCGCCCACGGTGCCTTTTCGATATTGCTCCACGCCGCGGATCCCTGCGTTTGTGAGCAGCACGAGAGAAAGGGTCTGTTGATTCATCACCTTCAACCCCTCCGTTTGTATGGATTTTCTCAGGTCTTCGCTTTCCTTTATTAGGCGTTTCTTTTCCCTATTTTCTTTGGTCACATACGTGCCGCCACTCACCTGACTGCCACCAACAAATCCAGTGACTTTGTCTGGCATAGACGAGATCTTCTCCTCATTCTCGAGGAGCTTTCTCGTTTCTGCTTCGATCTTTGCCCTGGATGCAGAAGCTCTTGCTTTGGCCATCTCGGACGCCACGAAGGCCTGCGTGTTATTGATAAGTAGATTCTCGGCATCGCGCACCGACGTTACGGATACGCCCAGCTCTTTGAAGGCGTCTCGATTGTCATCGATAAAGCGCTTTTTTGCCTCCATGTCGCTACCCAAGGCAAGGTAAGACTGACGGAGGGCATTAACGGCGGAAATAGACTTTGCAGCACCGTCAGCAATGGCCTTGTAAAGCTCTTCTTGTGCGCGCCGAGCATCTTGTGCCTTCTGCCAGAGGTTGGAAAAGATGGCCACAAGGCCAGTGAGTGCAGCCAATATCCATCCGACTCCCGGGATAGACTTAATGGCCAGCCCCACGGCTCGGAAAGAAGTGGCCAGTGTCCAGTTGGCCGTGGCCGCGGCGCCGGCCGTAGCCGCCTGCGTGGTGTTAGCCGCCGAATCGGCCGCTTTTGCCGCCACATTCTCTGTCGTAGCGGCAGCCTCAGCCTCATGGGCAGCTATGTTTGCAGCCGTTGCCACGGCCTCGGCCTTCCTTACGGCGGTCGCCTTTTCGGTGATCTCCGCCCACCACTTTTTGAGTTTATTCAGCGTGACAAGCTGGAAGGCGCTGTCTTTGTTGAGTGTCTGTGCCACCTGCTGCGTGCCGATGGCAATAGCCATAGCCGCCTGCACTTTGGCCATAACGCGTTGCAGCTGGTCGTTCTCCCCCGTAAAGAGGGACATCGCACCCGTGGCGGCTGACAGCGCACCGCCCAAACCGGAGACGCCCGCGATGATGCCCTGAAAGCCGGCCTCGTCATTTGATAGGATCTGTCCCTGCTTCTTGATATCACCTTGAATATCTTTCAAACGCCCAAGCTCTTCGGCCAGCGCGCGGTAAGCCGCCGATTGCTGGTCGATGCCAGGATCGGCAAGTTTATACATCTCTGCCTCCAGTTCATGTATGCGAGCGCGCAGCGTGTTGTGTGCGGCGGCGTTTCGCTCCACCTGCTCCTTGTGTTTGATGAACTTTCTTTCCGCCTCGGCCAGTGCATCAGCCTCTTTTTCCAGCGCGGACACAAGTGCCTCGCGCTCTTTGACCTCTTTGCGGATGGCTCTTTGCCGTTCGGTGGAGTACCCGCTATCGCCTAAAAACTTCGGAGCGCGAACATTTGTGCGCCCTATCTCCTCGTACTCCTTCCTGAGTGCCGCTATATGCTCCTTGTGGATGTTCACGGCGCCGTCAATCTTGGAGAATCGCAGATTGATCTCCGCCGCCATCTGCGAGAAGCTGGCATCCATCGCCGCACCGCCCTTAACGGTGGCGTCCGAGAGGCCGTTGATGCGCCGAATGGTTTCTTCTATCGCTCCGAGGAGCTTCCTGTTGTCCAGCGACGCCTCGAAGTGCATCGCTCCGTCTGTTGTTTCTGCCATTGAGCTTTCTTTGGTTTGTTAGTTGGTTTGAGTGGGGGCATTACCCCATTGCATTGATTCGGCGGATCACCTCGTCCACGTTATCGCCCGTAAGGGTGATGTCCCCATCCGGGTCGCCCGGGCGGCTGTCGCTGTAATCGTAGTCGGGCTGATCGATCATCATGCGCTGCACCATAGGCCACGCGATGCCCTCGTGTAGGTAGTGCCATGTCCAGCCGAAGTGCGCGCAGATGGCGCCCCGTCGGCCGTGCGGGCTTTTCAGTCCGCGCTGTCTGCCTCTATCCGAGTCGGCACGGTCGTCCGGGCGGCGGACATCAATCGAATAGAGTGAATAAAATCCCCCAAGTTGCACATGGCGTTGATTGTCATGGTCAGCCGGAAGAGTTCGGAGGGTTTGATGGTGTGGAAAAAGAGGTTGGTCAGATCGTCCAGCGCGCTCCGGTCTTCCTCATAGTGCACCGCGCCACCCTTGCCAGGCGTGGGCTTCAGGATGTTTGAACCGAGTACAGCCAGCGCCACAATGCGTGCCATACGCCGGGCATGCCGGGCCGCCATCGTGCGTGCCTCTTCGATGGCCTCTGTGCCCTTCAGGCGCTCTTCATCGATAGCCAGCTCGATCCATTCGGCCGAGAGGCGGTCGAGGGTGCCCAGCGTGGGCTCTGAGATGCGATATTTCTGCCGCGCCTTTACCGTACGCCGTCTGCGCGGCAATAGGCAGCCCCAAAGGCCTCGCCGGGGGATGAGCTCCGTGTGGTATCCCTCCACTTCAAACTCCCAGCCGCGGTTGATGAGCGCGTTCAATTCCGAGCGCTCCTGTTCCAGTTTCTCTACGATCTTTTCATCCATAATGCGTTTCTATTTCATAACGGGTAAACAAAAAGCCCCCAGTGGAGGCGCCTACATCGACGCGCTCACCGAGGGCTTTCACACTAAACATGACACGAAAAAAAGCAGTCGCTTTGTTTTTCTCTGTCTCTTCTTTCTTAGTCCTTCTTCTTGGCCCGGATCGCTCCGCCAGCGTCGACGGCAAGCGGCGTGACGGTAAAGTCAACGAGGAAGATACCCTTCGAAGACATGTCCGAATTGATCACCGCCTCGACGGACGCATTCGGGATTTGGAAGATCATTCCCTGCTCAGGGATGATCTCGAGCGCCACGTTTGCCGTCAGCTCGTTGCCGTTAAACTCCCACGTGCCGGAGTTCACCGTACCGCCGACGTATTTGGCCAGCATATCCGGATCGACGTCGCACAGTTGGAAGGTGCTCTTCGGGATCTTCTTCGTGCGCTTGCTGTACACCGGAGCTGCGTGCCCTTCCTCGAAGTGCTCCGTCACCTCCGAGGCCTCCTGATTGATCTTACAGGAGTCTTTGTAGACCTTGCCGATTTTGGTCATGCCCGTAGGCATTACGCCATTGGAGGCAGCCGCCCCCACTTTGATCTCGGCCAGTCCGACAGTGATTAAACCCATAGCTTTTCGTTTTTGTGTTGATTGATAGTTTCTTCTTTTTGATGGTGCGTCAGCCTTGGATGTTCCAGCTGACTCGGATGTTTGTGAAATGCTGCCTGACCCCATCGGCCGGTAGCACGGTCTGCGCCTCTACGATGATCGCCAACCCCGTGACGTGCGCCTCGCGCAGCGCTCGGACGGCTATATCAGTGAGCATCTTCAGGCGCACCCGGTCGGCCACAAACTGCTCTTTGGTTCCGATGCGTACGGCCTTATCGGAGACGTAGACGTTCACGTTCGACACGCCTTGCTGCGGGTGATACTCCTGCGTCAGCGTGATGGTGTTGATCACCACGTCTTCGGCCATCGAGTCAGCCGGGCGGTCGTCGCCTACGTAGATGCCACCGCTCAGCGCCGCTTTCAAGGGCGAGCGAGAGAGTATGCCATACAGGATGGCGTCCGTGTCAAACGATGTCTTCAGATCCATAGCCGTGCGTGCAATTGTCCTGCGTCAAACTTCAAGACCTCACCCCGGATACGCACCTCGGAGCCGGCGGCATCATTGGCTATAACCACATGCGTGCCATCGGCCACCCGCTGCGTGCCGCGCGGCAACTGAATGAGCGACGTAAAGCGGCGAAAGACGCCGCCCGCCGTCTCTATCTCTTGCCCGCGTCCGTCGGTCTCTTCGCGGCAGGGCCCATGCAGGCGGAGGGCATTTGGGGTCACGACCCAGTTGCCGCTCTCATCCTGCCGGGATTCGCCGCTTTCGGTGACGAACAAGTAGTGAGGGTATTGTTTGACGTGAATCATCTTTTCATGTGGGAGACACTTACCAGAGGTTTGAACGATCGCGCACCCGCGGACGCGTCGAAAGCACGTCGGGCGCTCCCAGCTCGTTGCACAGGGCGCGATAGAACAGTTTCACAGCTTCCATATTCCACGATACGGAATACCCGCCCTCGGTTACATTCATCATCGCGGCCTGCAATACAACCGACATGCGATTATATACGGCGCGATCGCAGGCCGACACATCGACCGGCGAATCCGCCTCGATGCCGCCCTTGACAAGGATCAGCTCGACGTCATTGTCCGTCAGTCCCAAGTTGCCCAGCGACCGGGTCAGGTATTCCTTATTCGTCATCACTCCCCGCGGCTTGGTTAGTTCTTATCCCACGCCGTGGCGTTCGTCTGCATCAGCAGCGAGCGGCGAGCCAAGTTCCACGCAGGGAAGGCGTTGGCAATGCCCTCCGTGACCTCCCTCACGGGCGACTCTTCGGAGTACTTCTTAATCAGCGTATGCCCGTGCATCGCCTTCATCGCCACGCTGCCCGGCATATCCCTCGCGTCAATGGGGCGCTTCCAGAACGTGTTCCCCAGCACTTTCGATTCGGAGAACAGGATCACGTCATCCTCGAACGGATTGCCCGTCGTGCGCGTGCCGTCCGCCCGCTCGATCGTGATGTCCTGATCGATCACCACGATCTGCAAGCCCTTGTATTTCTCCTTCTGCTTCGACAGGAAGGCGTTCACCGTAGCCGCATCGGGTGCGTCTTTGATGTCCGTCAGGCTCTGCACAAGCGTGGAGGTGCGCTTGATCGTCTCCTCCTGCGTGGCCAGCTTCGTGAACGTGTCCACGTTCATAAAGGCGTACTTATACGTCACGCCCATCTTCTTGCCGATGGCCAAAGCCTTGGGGAAGTCGTTCGTGAACGGGGTGCCATTCGTGGCGCCAGCATACGAGGTAGCCACACCGATCTTCTGCGCCGATGGGATCATATAATCCGCGTCAAACTCCGATACGACAGCGGCGTTATTCATGCCGTTCAGGCTTACCTTTCCGAGCGAGATTTCACGCAGGGCCGTCCACTCCAAGCGGGCGGCAATACCCTCCCAGCAGAACTTCGTATCCTCCGCCCAAAACTCGACGATCGCCGTCAGATCCGAACTGTTTCCAGCCATCGCCAACAGCAAGTCATACTCCGTCAGCTCGTCTTCCAGTTTCTCACGCGCTACACCGATTTTGGGGATGTTACCCTGCAAGCGTTCGATGGCTTCGCGCGTCTTCTTCGGGATCGTCGCCCCGCGGGCTACGATGTCGGCAGCAATCTTCAGCCCGGCCTGTGCCTCGAGCATCTTCCAGGTCAGGAGATTCGTCTCCTTCAGCGGAAAGAGGGTCGGATAGTAATAAGGTTTCAGGTCGTACGTCCGGATCACGGCTTGCATGTCCTTCTCGTTCAGACCTTCCATGAGTGTCTTTTGCATCTTAGTTTCCTTTTTGCTTTAAGCGTTACACATACGTTACGCACCGCAGCGCGTCTTTCATCTTGTCCGTCACGGCAGGAGCGTTTTCTTCACGAACTACGGCGTGCACCCACGCATTTTCGTAGAGGTTATTGCCAGCCTTTACGTCCAAATTGTCCCCAGCGATGGCTACAGGGACAACCTTCAGCGTCTTGTTCGCACCGGCGGATTCAAAGGCGCACGTGCCAGCCTTCACCTCCACACCCAGCGTGGCACTGAGGGTGATCACGTCCTTTTCCTCTCTCGAGCGATCGATGCTCGCAATAGTCTGCCCATTGGCGCCATCCGTAGCAAAGCGGTCGCCCACGTTGAAGTGGCTCCCTTTGTTCACGTCGTACGTCGTAGACGTAGCATTAGCCGTATTCAGCACACGTGCCGTCTTGCACACCACGTACATTCCATTCGTGCCACGCCCCAGCGGGGTGCCCTCTACAACAGCGCTGCCTCCCAGCCCGGACACGGATACCGTGACACCTCCCGGGATGTCGGCCACGCGGTGCAGGATACACTTTACCACGCGGCGATCTTTCATTCCTTCAATAGTTACCATTTTCGCTTTTTCTGTTTTTCGTTTGCCTACAATTCTTTACCTCCGAGCGACGCGTCGCTGCCCTTCGTTTGCGCATTGATGTAGCGAGCTACGCTGGCCGTCACCCCGGATTCATCCTTCTGCGAGAACATCGGCCGACCCATTCCGGCCAGTTTGGCGTCTGCCATGCGCTTGTTGGCGTCTGCCACATCCGTCTCCGTGTCCGTCAAGTATTCGTTGAAAGCCTCCTCCGTATCGAACGTCATGCGGCCGAAATCCTTCAGCGCTTTGGCGCGAAAGCTCTCATCCTTGCATGCGTTCAATCGGTCGGTGAGCGCCTGAAGCCTCGACTGATTCACTTTCCCACGCTCGTATCGTTCCAGCTGCTCCTTGAACGGCTTCACGGCGTTGGCGACAGCGTTAGCAACGACCGCTTGGAGATCCACCTCAGCGTCTGCTCCCTCTCTTTTCTTTGGCATGGGGTCAGCCTTTGGCTTCACCTCATCGGCGCGAGGCTCGGACTGCTTTTCCACAAGGTCAAATTTGCGCCGGAGATTCTCTTCAAACGTGCGTGTGCCGTCGGATACTTCCTTATCCACATCCGAGCGAAAGTCTCGTACAAAAGCATCCACCCCGTCCCGGGTCAGGCGCTCCACCGCGGCCTTCGCCTCATCCTCGGTCTCCATCTGTAACGCCATCAAGCGCGCCAGCATATTCAGACCGTCCTTCCGCACGCCTGGGAACTTTGCCACCAGTAGTGCGAGAATCATCTTCATCTTATCCATGT